TACGTTTACTGGAGTCCAAACCTTCGAGGCCTTCGAGGGTATGGTTAGGATGCACCTCCTTTGGGGTTATTTGACTAATATGTAAAAGAGATTGAATCGGCTACCAGAAATCCTCAGAGCATTCTGAATCATACTCAGATTCCGAGTCATCTGTCAAATCGTAAAGGCGATAGGGCCTTGGATCAACAATGTGTTCTTCGTCAAATGGGTCAATGTCACCATATGAATCAGTGTCACTACAATCGCTGTCACTGCAATCGCTGTCGCTTTCCTCTGGTATGTGGGGACATTGACAGATACATGAAATGTAGTTTTTCCAACCGCCAAAAGTTGTGGTGTTTAGTGAGATGACAGCGGGATACTTACGATTCATACAATGGGATCGTTTCTTGTCGACCTGATGCATTCGACCATGATGATCAACATATCCATGGGTGTGTGGGTCATACTTGAGAATGTAGTGGGATAGTGCATCCTGGATGGCTTCTCTGGTGGCATCCAAAATGTCGGAACCACCCACATCCTTTGAAATCTGGGAGGTCAGATAACCCAGTTGTTTGATTAGTTGCTCCGGATTCCTGCTTACATTCCGGTCTGGGTCTTGATGACTCAAGTGCTTGGAAAACACTTGTAGTAGGATGAAAAGGGAACTTCTCACTGCCTTGTTGTTCATTGAGTGTGCTACAGACCACTCCTTACATTTGAAGAGGAACTTGCCCCATGTCTTACAGAGTGTGATACCATCTGTCATTAGGAGCCCACTGTCCGGATCGGTCAGAATGTTGAAATAGGTTTCAAGGTCATCATGGCCACGAAAGTGTCCGAACTTCTTCTCCTTGCTGTTAGCTTGTGCCCTCTCTTCCCGTGAGAGCCAATATGGAAGCATGCCCCCACAACCCTCAATGAATGACATGATGAGCAGTCCTACAATTCTCTCAGAATCGGATAGTGAGGAATTGTTTACCAATGAGCACATTACGAGTGCTACATCCAGGCTTGTCTGAAAGAAACTGACTTGCACAGCCAGGTCGGTCAGGACCATAGTATTTTCACTATCCGCTTTTTCAAGTAACTTCAAGACCGTAAATCTGTGGATCATCTTGGCGAACCGTTCATCAGACAACTCCAAAATCTCCTGTGAATTCAACCCTTTAGTCATGAGCGCGAGAGCCTGCATTTCTGGGTCGATATGTTCAAACTCACTTGCAGTGTTCGGGTCAAGCGTATCATGGTAACTGCGTGTCCACAATCTGTAACAAGTACCAGGCGCAGTCCGACCAACGCGTCCAGCACGTTGCTTTGCATTTGCCTGTGAGATTCGGCCAATTTTAAAGCTCTTGCTCCGTCCATACTTGGTCATGACCACCTGATACCCTGTGTCGACGACAACATCCATCTGATAAGGGAATGTGATCGATGATTCAGCCATGTTGGTTGCGATGACGACTTTCTGGTAACCATTCGCTGGCGCAGTGAATGCCAGAGCTAACTCCTCTTCAGGCATACTGGAAATCATTCCAACCGCATCAACATTGGCTAGCTTTTCAACCTTTGCCAATACATTGTTGAGGCATGTCTCATTTGGGACGAAACACAGGACATTTTTTTGCTGTGAGAGAACAATGGTTTCAATCGTCTCCGCTGCCATTTTGCAAGCCCCTTCTGGTGATTTTGCAGTTTTCTCAGAGTAAATGATCTGATTTGCGAAGGGGCGCCCCTCTAGAGTGAGCTTTGGCACATCCTTCTGGGCGAATTCGCCCTTGAGAGGTGCGGATTCAAGAGTTGCACTCATGACAACGATGTTCATTGTGTAGCCTCTCTTTCTGATGTAGCTGCATAGGGAAAACAGCAGATAGTTTTCAACGGTGGGACAATGAGCTTCATCAATGACTACCAGTAACCCATTTAAGGACTCTGGATCTTTGGAGAGCCGCTGAGCAAGTTGATTGAATACATGTTGTGTGGTCGCAATGCGCAGGTGTTGATGATTCCTGTAGTTGATATGTCCGGAGTGAGCCCAGCCAAGATGTTTGTCCACGATTCCTGGGAACAATTGTTGCATGTATGTGAAAGCTCCACTGACTCCTTTTCTGAGTGGGATTGCGAAATAGCAGATATTGTCACGCTGTTCGTGAGCTAGTTGTATAAGGATGATAGAAGCGAGGCCGATCGTCTTGCCGGACCCGGTTGCGCCTCCAATCACGGAGATGGGAGCCCGTCTCAAAAGCTGACAAATCTCTGAAACTGCTGAGTAACTTTTCAGGGATTTAATGGGGGCAAGATCAGGGATGATCTGAGATATATTGGAATCCACCGTTCCTCCAATCGTTCCTCCAATCGCTGCAGCAATGACGTTGCGTATTGCTTGCATTTCACAGTATTTGTTTTGTGTCTGGTATTTTGTTTTGTGATCATTGTGTGCTGTATTGTTGATGGTATCATTTTTCCGAAAAGACGCGTTAGAAGGTGTTATTCAGGCTGCCGCTACCTTTAACGATAATGTTATAGACTGATTTCTCAACATTGTTCATGATAATTTCGAACTTGCGGAACAGACGCTTGAAGTCATACTCAGCAAGATTGAGGTCAGCAGTCTTGTTCTCGGCAATGATCCTGGTGAGAGCTTCACTGACATACTGAGAGAGTACAAGCTTGGCATTCATCGTGGTAAGTCCGATGACCTCTCCCTCATTGATCTCAACATAATCGCTGATAGGTAGCTTGTTAAGACAGATCTTCATGGTCAGGCCATTGTTGTCCTTGTAAATAACATACTTGTATGGAAGTTCCTGCTCGGAGAAAAGGATTCTAAACTTGGGCTTGGTGGCCTCAGTGCCATCGTTGTCGAGAATCATCCTATCATTGATACTATCCGTGCTGTATGCAAGTGTTTGGTTCTCGCTGATATTCTGACTGACCTGATCATTGTTGATCAGTCTGACCAACTTTTTGCGAACTACAAAGTTAGCGAAGGTAGGCAGCTGGTTAACCAGGTTGCTACCCATAATTTCGATATTCGACAAAATACTCGACATGTTGGCTGCATTCAATGAGCTACCGATATCCTGTTCATCGAGCTCGGTCAGAATGAGTGCTAGGCGTTTGTATGGTGTGTCGATCAGCGCCTTGGTAAATGGGTGAGTGCTCTGTAGACCATTTTGGCGTGAGGGTTCGATAATGGGGAATGGATTCTTTACTTCATCATAGGATCCAACGGCTCCGTCCAATTGATACATCAGATCATTAATGTAACTGCATGAGATGCGGCCATATATGCGGTGGATGTTGGGGTTGTTACGCAGTGTGTAGTGTAATGCAGTATTTTCGTGAATGCCCGTGGTCGAGTCTATCAGGATGCCAAATGGCGAAAAGCGCATGTCGTCATCATAGTGGTCTGGTTGGGCTTCATCCATCAGAAAAAGCTCAAAATGCGCGGAAACCCCTGTATATCCGAACGAGGTCAAATCATAATCAAGATCGACAACCTTCTCCATAGATGGTAGGGTATATGTTAATTGTTGGGTCCTAGTCTCACCATTGATGACAGTGAGGGTAACGATGTAATCTGTGTTGGTCAGAATATCACGAAGAGCATAGTGAGCTGGAATATCGGTGAAGATTTTGGTGGTATCGTACGCGAATGTTTCCTTAAACTTAATGTGAACGTGCATACCATTGGAGTCTCCTGGGATTTTGTAGAGATCTCGGTGAGCCTGGAGCGCATCCATGTTAAAAGCAGTCATGCGACCCTGACCATGGGTATTGATCTCACATTGTGAAAATTTGCCATCATGTATACTTGAAAAATGGACATCACCGATGGCACAAAGGTCTTTGGCACCTCGTGAAAAGAATCCACGCGAGCTCTGGCCAGCGGTATATGCACCAACGCTCAGGAGGTAAGTAGCCATGAGTTCGCCACTCAGGCCAACTGCATTGTCGATGAGACAGACCGAGTGTTCATTTGCATTCAGAAAAATATCAATTGTTTTGTCCTGATCGGGATTGATCATTGGATTGTTATAAGCATCAATCGAATTGGTGATCAATTCAAGAAGAGCATCGTAAATGGTTTTCACAGCTGTTTCACGAATATATCTGTAAGCACGTGGGTCAATATTAAGATAGTGAAGTTCGGCAGAACTTAGGTCCTCACTCATATTTCAGAAAGGTATTATTTATAATATATCAATGATTTTATTGTCACCAACCAAGTTCCTCATTGATTTTAGACAAATCGATGGTCAATTGTGATTCATCTGTGAACCAAATGGGATAAGAGGGGATCGCTGTTCTGAGGTTGAATCTCAATGTTTTATTGGTGGCACAATCGTTGTCGAATGAGAAGCCAATCTCATCAACAAGACAGTTAATGAGCATCTTGTTTCGGGGGGTCTCCGTAATCTCTATAATGGCATTATCAAAGCCACTGGCCGCCTTGTACGTATTGAGCAACCATTGTATTAGATAATTCTCTATCTTTTTGCCCATACCTCTACAACTGAGTGCATATTCATAAATGCGAATCTGTCTCGCAGCTGAATCTTTGTGGATAATTGCGGTTCCAATCATACCGAAATCACCCGCCTGGTCCTTCATAGATAGAGTATAAATATCATGTTCCTTGGAAGCAGCGAATTCTTCTAAGATTTGTGGGGTGGTTCTTTTCAATGTGACATTGAGTTGGTTGGTTCTCTCCAGGAGCTCAGCTACTCTGTTCAGATCCGATGCGAGTGCTTTGGTGATGCTTATTCTGATCTGGGACTCAATCAAGTAGTTAATATACTTTTCTGACATTGCACTTCGTTGGTCCTTGCTCAGGTCCTGGTCCTTGCTCTTATCCTGGTCCTTGCTTTTGTCCTGGTCCTTGCTCTGGTCACTGTTCTGGTCCTTGATCAGGTTCCTGTGCTGATTCTTGTCTTGGTCCTTGCTCTGGTCCTTGTTCTGATCCTCTTTTTGCACATCTTTCTCTCTGAGCTGCTTGAGCTCACGTGAACGGGCGGCATTTTCAATGTAGAATGCGGTTCTGGAAGCTGTTTCCTCCGTAATCTTATTCATGTTCTGAAAGCAATCAAATAGCCATACATCATAAATATCCTGGTCGGTGAAGACCTTTACCCCAGGGCAATTGTTGGAGACTTCATCTCTCTCTCTGTGATCATCATCAAAGAATGCAAAACTTTCCAGACCTAGATTCAGCTCTCTGGCCATGTCAACTATGTTCTCTGATTTTGGTTTCCAGTTCAGACGATAGGTTACAATCTGTCTGTAGAATCCTGGTGCACTTGATTTCAGAATGCTACAGACTGTGTCCCAATCATTGTCATCGTTCTTACTGCAAATACAAAGCAGGACTCCTGTCTTGCTCAGATAGAACAATAAATCAAGAAGCCGCCTGCGCAGTTTGACCCTGACTCCTTTCTCTCGCAAGATGCCATCCCATAAAGTATTATCGAGATCAAGCACCACAACCTTGATCCGATCCCCCTTGTATATGTATTTGAAAAACTCCTCTGCGACGAGGATGGCTCCCATCATTTCTAAATGACCGCCGTGAACCTCGTACTTGATGAGTCTGTTACTCTTACCATATCTGTCCAGTGCCTTCTCCACATCTAGCAAGTAGACATTATTCATTTGGAGACACAATTCATAGTAAAATAGCTTGAGTTTTGAGGTCAGGACCGTAAGGTCATAACCATTCATTATGAATCCATTCCCATAGAGGTTGAGGTTAACCATGGGATAGCTGATCAGGAAGATTAACGCCCGAGGGTATTTATCCTGATAGTATTCAATGGTTGCTTTGATTTCACGGTTTAATCTGGCCATATCATAGTTGATATTGTCAATATCGATGTCCAGGTCTGAGATTCTTTTGATAATGGTCCGATAAAGTTGGACCTGACTTAGGAGAATATAGTCGAATGATATTGTTTCATCATAGCATTTATCAGGTGCCATCATTTCAGCATATGGATCAACAGAACCGCGCTCAGTGAAACTAAATACCACATTGAGCCCATACACGGACAGATATTTAACAAGATATGTTAACTCGCAACCGCCAATCAGGAGCATGTTCTTATTTGTAAGAGGTGCTCTATAATTCACATTTCTCAAAACTGCTGGATATTTAACCCCAGCTCTTTTTAAAAAGCTGCGTACAGCATCCATATATCTTATTCAAACAAAATGCGATAGCGGATGCTACGTGCAACTGCTCAGGCATAGTAATACAATTACAGCAACTGTCTGCATTGCTATGAAAGATTAGACCTATCCGCCTACTTATACATGACTAGCTTTGTCGGAATGTTAGATTGATTCGTGGTCCCACCTTTTTAGCTGTCTTAGGAACACTATGTTTGTAGTGTTTTTGCATTTCTCCGTTCATGGTGACCAGATCACCATTCCGCAGGATCCACTCAAGCGGTTTTTGTGGCTTTTGTGACTGTTCCAGGATGATCGGACGTACCAGAAATCTCCTGGGTGCCCCAAGGGACACCGATGCAATGAGATCGTCATGGTTTCTAACCTCATCATCGGCATGATAGCCAATGTATTGTAAACCGTTTGTGTACAGGTTGAGAAGGACGTAATCAAAATGCTTACCCAGTGACTTACATAGATGATCCCGAAGCTGTGCCATTTCAGGAGTCCAATCTACTCTCATGGCAGAATACACTTTTGGACGAACCCCACTATCTCCCATCCAAGCCTGGCATCTGGGTGTCAAAACCTCCCTTCCTGCCAAAACAATGTTGCTCTTTGCCCAGGGAATCCCCTTATGCAAGGTCTTGAATAGTTTGTCTCCCTCATCCCATGTTAGCCATCGGCGGCAAAATCCTAAATCACCTCCAAGAGGTAACTTGGTAATTGCAACACCATGTTCCTTAGATTGTTTTGCTGTATCCATGTATAATAGTTGAACAATTACAGTAACTGGGGACGTGAAAATTCACAAACATTTTGGAGGATTAAAAATAAATTTCAAAGTCGAGTATCCTCTGATCTCTTCGAGATCAGAGTAAGTGGCCCAGAGGGCCGGAAATCTCAGAAAAAAGTGCACGCTGCAGCAATCGTGCCTGTTAACGAGGTGGATTGATAGTTCCTGATTCAGAGGGCTTTAGTGCCCTAGACCTAGCTAATAGTAATACAATTACAGTAACTGAGACATGAAAATTCACAAACATTTTGGAGGATTAAAAATAATTTCCAAACTCAAAAAATCTCAGAAAAAAGTGCACGCTACAGCAATGTGGCTGTACAAGAGGTAGATTAATATAGTTCCTGACTTAGAAAGCTTGGGGCTCCTACCATTGCTACTCTTGATGGTTTCACAGTGCGGGTTTACTATTACTTGCCTTTTACCCAATTTCGCGCCCCTGGAGGGCAAGGGGCGATCATGGCTTCGCCATGTGGACCGCTGAGGCTCAGCGCGCAGCGCCAGCCGAGGGGAGGCCGCAGGCCGACATTGATCCATATTCGGTCCATATTCGGTGCTCTCGACCTAGCTAATAGTAATACAATTACAGTAACTGAGACGTGAAAATTCACAAACATTTTGGAGGATTAAAAATAAATTTCGGATCCAAAAAATCTCAGAAAAAGTACACGCTACAGCTACCGTTGCTGTACAAGAGGATGAGTACCAGTTCCTGGTTCTGAAGACCTTGGTGTCGACTTAGCTAATAGTAATGCAATTACAGTGACTGGAATGCGAAAATTACACTCACCTCATCAGAAACGAGCGAGCCGCTTGTGCCATCTCCAGGATGATTCGGACCATAACTAAATTTTATATATGGTCATTATATAAGTGTATAGACAGATAGTCGTCACATATGTCAACGGATGATGACTGTGATGTTAATAATCTTGCTATCGGTCTAGGGTCGGGTAGACACACATGTGTGCCTGCATCTAAGGATACATTTGGTATTTGCGTATGTAAAATATGTGGTCGCGTGTATGAATATAATTATGATACAACAACTCCTAGTCTATTTGGCGAGAGCGGGAAATGGTCCAAGGGGGAACAGGGGGAACCCGGATGTCAGGGAGAGATGGGGTTTCCTGGTAAGGATGGAATCCCAGGTGCACCCGGTTGCACAGGGCCAAAGGGCGACCCGGGAGGTGGATGCACTGGATGTACTGGAAGTGGTAGTGCTCAAGGTCCTACTGGGTCTCAAGGCCCCACTGGTGTCCAAGGTCCAACCGGCATACAGGGGGCACAGGGTGTGACTGGGTCACCAGGAGACCAAGGTGATGTGGGACCAACTGGGTCACAGGGCGTGACTGGGTCACCGGGAGACAAGGGCGATCAAGGTGATGTAGGCCCTACAGGCATCCAAGGCCCACAGGGTGACCAGGGTGTGACTGGGTCGCCGGGAGACCAAGGTGATGCAGGACCAACAGGTATCCAAGGTCCACAGGGAGACCAAGGTGATGCAGGACCAACAGGTATCCAAGGTCCACAGGGAGACCAAGGTGATGCAGGACCAACAGGTAT